TTATTTATTTACGGCCTGAATGGAACGCGCATAATCCTGTAAATACCTTAGTTTTGCCTGATCGTTGATGATACCGGCTCTGATATCGAAAATGTTTCGTCCAGCAACTTGAGAGAGTTCGACGGTGGTAGCATCGCCCACACCGCCGGTGGTTGAGTCTCCGCTTTTTGTGAGCTGACAGGTTGCAAGATTGGCGGTTGCAATGCGCACCCGGCGAGTACCGGCAATGACATCATCACGCATACGATTGTTTTCGGCTTGAGCATTAGCCAGATCCTCCGAGTGTTGTTTATCCAGTTCAGACAGCCGCTGTTGAAAGGCTTTCATGGTGCTGATATGGGTTTCTGTGTCTGCTAGCGCCTTATCGCTAATGGCCTTCATCGCGGTTGTGTGGTTAAGTTTTAAATCCGCTACATCTTTATCCCAGCGCATGTCCTGAACCCACCACGCAGCGCCCGCCCCGATAGATAAAGATATCAATACCGCAATGAGTGTCTTATTCATCCAGCCCCCAGCAGGTTAATTCGCTTTCTTGATCCCGCCGTTCTATCTGCCCGTAGCAGTTATTAGAACGAATGCGGCAATCTTTGCCGCCGTCCCTGATCCAGCGCTTAATTTCAGCACACGCGCCCATGCGATCACCGGAATTGAGTTTGTAATAAAACGTGGATGGGAGGCATTTAGCGGGGCCGATGTTGTACGGGCAGAATGACGCAATACCGGCTTTCTGTGGCTCAGTCAGTGGAACATGAACGTTACGTTCTACCCATGCGATAGCGGCGGCGGCCTCTTTCTGGTTGAGTTTGTCGCACTGCGCGGTGGTAAGAGTCATACCCATCTGAACGGGTATACCGTCAATGAAAGTAATCCCACGGCAGATAGTGGGTTTGCCCATGCCGTCGCGATAAGCCGAAAGACGGTTACCCTCTTTTTCATCCAGAAAACCGCCAAGAATTACCGTACCGCTGGCCCCCGCAATTATCAGAGCCAGCACGGTTTTACTCAGTTTGCTTTTATTCAACGGCATGAGCAGCCGCCTTTTTAGATGCTTCAACTACCACACCGACAGCCGCTGAACGATCTTTGATTGGCTTCTTATCCGCGTTACTGAGAAAAGTTTCGATAATATTGGTACGTCGTGTTTCCTCAAGTAAACGGGCTTTCTCTTCCTGCCGCTTGGCGTAATAGGTCTTGATGGTAAAGAACGCAGAGATGACTGCGCCGAGAATAAAAACATAATCTTGCAGCGATAGCAGGGAGAAAACACCGAGTAAGGCAGACCACCAATATGTCAGGGAATTAGAGGTATCCATTTTCATAAGCACCCCCAAACGGGGCCAGTTGCTAAAGGTGCTTACATTTTAATTAGAGGGGCTGGTCGGAATCCTGACCATTTATATAGCGGGGTAATCGATAGCATCCTTGCTGCAAGTTACTGAATAACCCGCAGTACAATCCAGCTAAAGTAGCAATTATCGAACTCGTTAAATTGTGGTTCTTTTGATAAACTAAAGCGAATCTAATTGGCGTAACTAATGCTCAGGAAAATGGTTCCAGTGAATAAAATGACAAAAAACAAACTGGAACTTATACAAGTTCTTCGGGCTTTCGCCGCAATTCTTGTTGTGATGAACCATTACCCGGGCAGACTCCAAGTCTTTGCTTCTGGATACATTGGAGTGGATCTATTCTTTGTTATCAGTGGCGTGATAATGGTAATCACTACAAATTCAAATGATACCAGTGGTAGATATGCCGTAGATTTTATGATCAAACGATTCTCTCGCATCTGCCCCTACTATGCGATAATGACACTTATTGCTCTTTTATTAACATATAAGATTCATGACCATCACGCGCTTGAAACCCTAACTCTATTTCTGAAAAGTGTTTTACTTGTTCCTCTATGGGGAGAACAACCGATACTAGAGCCGGGATGGACGTTAACATTCGAGATGTATTTCTACTTTGTTTTTTTCATATCCTTATTTTTTAATAAGTATAGATGGATATTTGTATTTTCATTCTTCCTACTTGCGCTAACAGTATTTGATAGGATTGATTCCTATAATCATGCAAAAGATATTGCTCTTGTTGGTGATTATTTGAAAATGTTTTCAACTGGAATTGTTTGGTGCTTTATCATGGGTGTCGTGGTGGGGTTACTCTTTAACAAGAAATTAATCTTAAATAAACAGCTAACAGTCGCTATCACCGCTATATCATTGGCGCTATTGTTATATAACTACTTCTCATCAACTCCACAACATGGACCATTATTTGGCTTGTTGTTTTCAATGTTAGTTTATGGCGTTATTTGTATAGAATCAAACTTCCACTTTAAAACACCAAGATTTTTAGTATTTTTAGGTGATATATCATTCTCATTATATCTAACTCAATTCATAACAATATCTTTAATGGAAAGATATTTATTAGATTTATTTTCTGGTGAAATACAGCGTTATCTAATGGTTATCCCATTCATTTCCGTTAACATAATTGTGGCTTATTTTGCATACAAAACACTTGAACTGCCAATCGATAAATCCTGTAAACGCGCCCTAAGGAAAATTGTATTTGGCAAAAACGTAAGCTCTAGCAGAAAAAGTAATTTTGAAATTTAAGCACCCCGGTTTTGTGGGGTGCTGATTGTCTTAAATTGATGCGTACAGCTTCATGATGCTATAACTAACAGTCCCAGACGTCGTGAATAACTTAAAGTACCATCCGGGTGGAACGATTAGATTCAATGGAATAGTATTTCCAGCAGTAACTGATATAGTCTGTATCACAGCCATGCTTGATGGATTCTTACCATAAAACACCTGTACACTTCCGGCGGTGGTAAATGAAATACCACCAATTGCTTGCACTGGTATGCCATAAGTATTCTCATACGCAGTCCCACTAACTATTGTTTGGTTGGCGGGGAGATATGCATCACCTGGATGTGCGCATTTTATTGTATTATTAGCATCAATTCCGTAATTTATCACCAAGTCAGTTGGGACGCTATTACCAAATGTTATAGTGTTCCCATAACTTGAGTTTTCTCGCAACGCCGTCCCAGGCGCACCTGCGAAGCCGATGTAGAAAGTGTTCAAGTGTCCATACAGATCAATTCCAACATCTCGGCAATTATCCATAGCATTAATATAGAAAGTATTACTATTTGATGCGTCATGTGTTGAATTATCAATTTCTATGTTCTTATAGTTTTGATATATGTTTTGTATATAAAATCTATTACCTTGAGCGCTGCTGGTTGCAGCATCAAGAGAAAGAAGTTTTATACCAATTCCTGAGTTTACTATCTGACCAAGTGAAAAAGTATTATGCTGTACAACTTGTTGGTACCCAAGCGAACCATCAGCCCTTAAATCAAATATTTTATCATTGAACCCTGTCGCGTGATCAACCCTGAAATTACTAAAATTCATGGATGTTATAAGCGAAAATGAATTACCACCATCAACAATGGTAGTTGGAAATGACAACGTATTATCTGCGTATACATTTTTGAAATATATATCATATCCGACATTCCAAGCTAACGAAGTCCCAACTCTAACCCCAGCACCTGTTACATCAAAGTGCATATTACCTAACATGTGAAACTTAATAGGGGTATTAAATTGTAATTGTGACTTAATGAGATAAGTATATCCAAAAGGAATTACTAAACCGCCTCTTACGTTTCCAGCAACCAATGAAAGAGAGCTTAAATAGTTTATGCCTGCTTGTATATATGGTTCATCGTCATGAGAGTCATCCCCATACGCCCCACACTGGAATGCGTCAATATTGTTGGTATTTTCACGAACCCAATGATAAGCACCACCACTTGAAGCGATAGTAATTGCATTGTCACTAGCCGCAGATAATCTACCAACAAATACTCCGCCACCGAGCAGACTTCCCGCCCGATAACCCCTAAGTAATATTTTAATACCTTCAGATGTAGGAACGAGCGAGCGCAAACTATCAAAGCTAACTGCCTCACCGATAAACTTAAATCCATCTGCTGCACCTAACTTATTTTCGGTTACTGCAACCCCTCCTATTAAATTCGCACCCGTTGGCTTTGCGAGTTCAATTAATACATCAGATGCTGACCCACTTTCTGGCAAAACAGTGATTGGATCTCCAGCATCATTAAATGCAAGTAGCCTGTTGCGACGCCCCTCGATAGCAGGAATTACACCTACCGAACTCTCAGGGATACGCAAGGTACGAGGAAATACAACAGAGTCTATATATTTTTTTGTTGCTGCGTCCTGCGCATTTATTGGATCGGCGATATCAGTAATCCGGTAGCCACGCCCCGCATAATAATCGTATGCGATACCTGGCCTACTCAGCGCAAGGCTGTTATCTACCGCCTGCCCTTGCAATACCATCCAGATACGATCGAAATCTTTGTTAACCGTCGCGGCTAATAAGTCCCCATTATCTTGGTATTCCGTTACGCGCACCAAAGGCATAACGCGGGCCAGCATAACTGTTACACCCGACGCTGGAGGGGTAAGAAAAGTGACTGCACCGCCATTGACAATGCCAACACCGGATACGGTAAAGCCACTACTTAGTACCGTACCGTTGATAGATACCGCTAAATCCGTTGCGCTGAATACCATAAAATTAAAGGGAAATACGGTAGTCACGCCGTTGGCGGTGTATACCGTATAAGGGGTCTGGTTAGGAACGGCCATTACACCACCTCGTTAGTAATCGACAGCGACCTCATGATCGCCTGCGTATGGTTGCCAATGGTCACGCGTTTGCTCATTCGGTTTCCCGACTAATTTACCAATCCGCACCGGTGTCTGGCCGATAGCGCCGGAACCGGAATCGATATAGTCGTCGTCTTGATTTTTTAATTTCGGATTGAAATCGCGCATTTGGTCATAAACAGGGCCGTCAAGCACATCAACATGCGCCCAAAGAAAACGGGATGAGAGTGGCGCTTCGAGTGCATCGAGGATACGTTTCTGCTTATTTACAACGGAGAATTCTTCGGCTACACCGCAGCCGGTGCCTTTCAGTGCCTGACGTAGTAGCTTAGGCGCAAAACCGCCGGGGCCGTTGACCTCGACTACCACGCGGGGGATTTGATATTGAATAACAAAATCGCGGATTTGCACCACCTGCCCGCCTGCTATCTTGTCGTTGTCGTCAAAGTCGGCCAGCTCACCAGTTAGACCGATACAGATATGCCAGTACAGATGCCCGCGAGCATCGGTAAACATCAGCGTAAAGGCGCTGGCATCTGATTTCACTTTGCCTAGCGCGACATCCCAATAAGCTACGGCACCCACGATTTGGATGCTACCGAGCCACATGGTGCAACCGCCGTTAGCGTAACGAATAACGGGGTGTACATCGTAAGCCCGTATACGGTCAGGATTAAGACGAATATCTCCCACCGGCTTACTGTGTAGCTGATACTGACTATCCCAAGCATTGATGGTGCGGGTTTTCTTGCGCCGCTTTTTCATCTCTTCACGGGTAAATCGATCTTCCCATGCGCAATCGGCATAGCAGTCAATCAACACATTAGGCGCTTCGGCGAACTCAATGCCGGTATCGGTCAGCCGGTAATCTTTCCCCTCAACCAGTAGCCGAGCACCCTTATAAATACCGGTAAAAACATACTCAGGGCGGAAAGGTATCGGGTAATGTTTTTCGGTTGCTGACTTTTCTTCTATGCGGTGTTCTTGATTAAACAGCTTAATGGTCAGGCAATCCGCCCCCATTTGTTCCATTTCATCATATAGGCTGTCATGGGTGTGCGGGGTGCCGATATACAGTGTGCGGCCACCCGGTACCAGAATGTGGGTTTGCTCTTCCAGCCGGAAGCGCAACTTCTCCCGCGCTTCGGGGGTGGTGATATTCTTCGGTACCTCAACATCATCGTTTTGGCATTCATCGGCACGCGCAGAGGTGACGTTAGAAAGAATGCCCTTGGCGTACATGCTGGCGTTACGTGAGTCAGTCGAGCCATTCACCCACCACTGCTCTACCGTGCCTTGTCCGTCAGGCAACATACCTTTTGTCAGTGGGTGGTTACGTAACACGTTTAAGGTATCGCGCGAGGTTTTATAGGCGGTACCGTCGGATTCGGACTGGTGCAAAATGCGATAGGTGTTATCACGGTAATAACGCCACGCATTATAAACCGCAAGTATGGTCGATTTGCCGAAGCCACGGAAACAACGCAGAACGGCGAGATCTCCCCGGTGTTCCAACCAGTGAACCGCACGCCAATGGCAATCGGGAACATCCCAGCGCATTCGCTTGGCCCACATGACATAGAATGCGGCAAAAGAGATCACTGGCCGCACTTCGCTTTTTTCAGCGCCCTTTCAACCACACGTTTTGCATCACGTTCGGCGGTGGCCACTTCTTTTGCCATCTCTTCTTCGGCGTCAGCGGAGGGGCTATTATCGGGGGTTTTACCGCCACGGTTGTGCATACCAATCAGCGAATGGACTTTGATCAACAACGTCAGCGAAGCCGCCGCGTTCTTCTTATCCCAATAGCGATCGCCGCGCTCGTCTTTGCTCAACTCGTTAATCGCTTTATCTGCACCGGGCCAGTTATCTGGATCAGATTCAGTCAAGACAACATCAGTTAGTTTGTCGCATAACGTAGTTAATCGCGTCTTATAATCTTCGTGCATAAAAAAGCCCCATCAGTATGATGAGGCTATGGTCTATCGCTATGGTGTTCGGTTTCCTGACTAATGCAGTATTTATCTAAGCGAGATGAAGGGATATCTCAATGAAAAAATAATCTTGGCTTCGTGTTTTTTATTCTCAGGTTGCGTCACTTTCGGGCAAATGGATACCGGCTTAAATTCGTTGGTGGGAAAAGATAAAAAAGTTGCTTTTGACGTACTGGGCTATCCATCTCAAGAGCAAACTTTTGACAGTGAGAAAGTTTATACGTGGGTGAATTCAACCTCGGGCGTATTGGTTTATTCCGCGCCTGAAACGACCTACGGCACTGTCGGCAACAAACAGTTTAGTGCTGTAACCAACCGTACTAACGCTATCCCGGTAGAATATAACTGCAAGATCCAAATTGTGACCGATACTACCGGCGCAATAACAAAATATAATTACGACGGTAATATCGGCGGCTGCGAAAGCTATATCCAACGTCTTAACAGATATACAAAATCTTAAATTAATTGCCGAACGCAGCGCCTAAATCGGGCGCACGATCAGGCGCGGTTTCACCCGGTGCCCACCAAAACTGTTGGTCATATTCTTTTTGCGCTCGTTGGCGCATACGGCTTAAATATCCAGGTGAAAACTGTTCCTGAATATCGTGAAAAATCATATGGTCAAGCGCGGCTTTTGCGTACCATAAGTTCGCCCCCGGCGTATGGCCTTTGATAAAGCGCACCACATTAGCGCCGGTGTGAGGGTCTTTACCGTCAATCGCTTTAAAGGCCGCGCCTTGCGTCATTTTCACCACGGATTCAATATCACCGGCCAGCGGCCCACCAATGGAAGCAATAAAACTGTTGCCGCCTTGCGTCTGGTTGGTTAGCAAGAAATCGCCATACAAGCCTAACGCGCCCCCTTTCAGAAACGCACCGCCCCAAAACTCCGGTTTGCTCATGTCGCGTGGGTCTCTGCCGCTGGCGATCTCATTAAGCTGGATAGCCATTCCCCCTAATAACGTTGACGCCGCAATGATGGCCGCTGCGTAGGTGCCTTTCCCTGCCCCATCTTGGGCCAGTGCGCGGTGAGCATGGCGCATCACCATTGCTATAGGGAAACTTTTAAACTGGGTTGCTGACCGCCAGATCTCCCCGCTCCAAGTGCCGCGCGTGGTTCCCCGATGCAAGGTCACACGTTCACGCGCTCCCGGTTCGACCACCGCCATTTGTGCTTCGTCCTGCACTACACCTAACAATTTAGTGGCCGCCGTATTCCGTAGTTTCGCGGGGGTGGTAGCAAACTGTTTCGCCAGCGGTGTAAGGGCCGAATCGCTTAACGCCAATATTTCATTATGGGTAAGCACAGTATCACCCATGCCGCTAAGGTCGCTGACATCTGCCTTACGCCACACCGCCCAATCCGCCTCGGTCACGCCCATCCCTTGCAGGCGGGTACGGTCTTTAGCATTCAGTTGTGCGAGGCTGGCATGTTTGCGCGTCATACCGCCGAGGGTATCCAGCATCACCATGCCGAACGCCTGATTACCGGCGGCGGTCATGGCGTTCAGCCCTGAGGCTCGCAGCACAAAACCGGCGATTTTCTGCGCACTACTGGACAGCGCACCTGAAGTGTCACCTGCTGATCCAAGGGTTTCAGCGCCAAAGCGTTGTAGCCCATTAAGATAATAGTTAATGCCTAAGCCCGCGCGGCGAGCGGCTTCTCGTGAAGCTGAATCCGCAGGATTAAGCAGTTTCATTTCTTGGGCGAAAACCTGCATCACCGGTAGGTTATTGACCTTAGCAGTCACCATTAAGTTACCCTGATCGGTAATGGCGGTAATAGCGGCGGAACCGAGTTTAGACGCTACATTAAGGCTGCGATAAGTGTCGAATGCCTCTTTAAGCCACGGCGTTTCAGGAATATCGTTTTGTCCGGCCACATCTTTGTATAGCCGCTCAACCCGTAGCATTTCACTTTCTATCTTTTTGGCTTTCGCGGGGTCCGCGTTAACCATAGATTGCTGTGCCATATCCATTTGGGTACGGAATTGCAGATCACTATTTGGCCCCAGCGTTTCGGTTAAGGCGATATCCCGCGCCAATCGGTCAATATGTCCGGTAAGCAGTGCTAACAGGTCTTTGTCGCCATACTTCTGCTGGGCGAGAATGAAGCTATCGGCATCTTTATAGTGGATAGAACGCGACTCACTACCGTGATTGGCCCGTAAGCTACCACCAGCGAAACGCCCCGGTTCGACTTTATTAATCCCGCCAGTGGCGATGGTTTGGGCGGCGTGGGTGAAGAATTCCCGTAACTGAGCGTCTGACATTCTGCTGCCATCTTCATTGACGTACGAACGGTGGTCCGCCCATTTAACATGGTCGTCGATCCATGCCTCTCTGTTCTTGGCAACCTTAAGCTGTGAATGGCTGCGAGGCATGGCCCAAGACTCAAGACGGCCAATCGCCCCGCCTGAGTTGTTAAAGCGCTGGCGCAGCGTTTCGGCAACCTCTTTAAACTCTTTGGCGGATTGTTTGGCGGCCGCTATGCCGGATGGCTCGCCGTGTAACTCTTTGATGACCGCTTTGCTGCTTTCGGGGTCGGATAGCAGACTGAGAAACTTACCTTTGGTGGTATCAATTAGCGTTAACATTTGGGAGTAGGCGATATCCCGAATGGCTTTAGCCTGAGATTCAACTGACAGCACGCCGCTTTTTTGGTCTGAATCAAAAGCAATCAACCTGCCAAGCGCATTCACTGGGGTATCAGTAGAACTATCCACATAATTTTTTACCCGGTCATGGGCCAAGATGGTGAGCGCCGTTCGCCATTTTTTCAACTTGGCTTCACGGGTTATCTCGTCTGCCGCTGATTTTGCCGCTTCACGCAGGCGATCGGCTTTGGACATTGCCATCCAGCCGGGGGTATCTTGTGCCAGCCGTTTGTGGTGTTGATTGATTCTATTCTCAATGCCCTTAACTTCCGCCTGAGTAATAGAGCGACCAATGGCGTTGACCACTGCTTGAATACATTCTGCTCTCATTGGTTACCGTGCCTCAGTTCACATTCAATAGCGGCCATAAAGCCTTGAGCCTCATTATTTGCATGGCTGATTGCCTGCTCATCTTCGAGTAACATCTCTTTTGCTGAACGCTGCTGGGTATTACCGCTTTCGTCTTCAACCCGAACCGCAATATCACCCAGCTTTGCCAATACCTGATCAGCGTTATTGATATCGCGCAGGATAGGATCAGCCTCTGGTGTCGCCGTCTCCGCTGCGGTTTTTTCAGGTTGGAAAATAGTTTCGCTTTCAACTACAGATCGGGGGGCTATTTCTGCGGGTTGCTCGGCAAAGTTGCTGCCGTCGCGAGCAATAAAATGCGCGTCGAATACGCCGTCGATATTCGCCACATCGACGGGTTCGCCTCGGTTGATTTGATCAGTAGCCGTTTCCAACGCCCGTTGGTGCGCAATATTTGAAGGTATATCAGTGGGTATCCCCGGCGCAGTGTCTTCCCTGAAATGCTGGGCGTTGCGGGCAGTTAACGCGGCGTCAACCGAATCCGGCGTTGCAGCGGCCCCCATATGGGCCAAACCACCAAAGGCCGCACCTAGCACCCCGTCGGCCAGTATTGCGGTTGCATCCCATACTTTGTACTGCTGTGCCATATCCTTATAGCCGCGCTGTTCGAGCCATTCCGCTGTAGTGCCTCTTTGCACCGCACCGATAGCGATGTTACTGGCTGCGCCCGATGCCACACGAGAAAGTAATGTTTTGGCAAAAGGCGCTGCCGGCACCAAAGTACCGACACCTAATGACACCCCATCGAGCACCCCTTTACCGGCGGCGGTCAGCGGGTCTAGCTTTTTACGCAGCCCTTCGTCGTTCGAGAAAATCGCCTCGGTGCCACCTGCCAGAACCGCACCTCCTAGCGGCCCAGCGGCAACGGTTCCGCCAATCGCGCGTGACATAACATCGCCCAAGCCGTTGAGTATCTGCCCCGCAGTGGTGGTAACTGTGGCTTCGGGGGCCTGTATTTCAGCGGTTTTACGAAAGCCCTCAGCCCAAGAGCCATCAAAAAAGGCATTGGTATTAGTACTGGTGGCTTTATCTATCGCCTGCGCTACCGGAGATAGTAAAGTTGAAACCCCTTGCGAGGCGGCAAAGGCAACTTTATTTAACCCTCGGTCGATACCGCGAATAGGTTCGACGATAGTATCTTCGAGAGAAATAAAGCCGGGGTCTATCTGCTTTTCTGACTTCGAATTAAAGCGCAGGGTATCGTCGATAAACTGTTTATTTTCATCTTCATAAAATGAGAAAATATTCATTTATATTACTCCGCGCCTAAAATGGTATTTTCTTTATCGGCTTTCGAGTAACCGTAAATACTGTAGTCTTTAATTTTGGTATTAATCACCGCCGCTTCCGCATTATTAATACCGTCAATTGTGGACTTGGATAAGTTAATCGTTAACGGCCTGCCTTTGGCGTCAACAAGGGCATCTCTGCCCTGCGCGACAAAATAATCACCATCTGGCCCGGCAGGGAGAAGGTTAAATAGACTGGCCTGATTAGCCCGCGACACATCCATACCCTGACGCTCAAGAGCCTTGTAAAGTACCGCCGGATAACGGTATTTAAAGTCACTCACGCTGACACCTACTGGGACAAAGACTTGAGCACCGCCCAACGAGGTACTTTCACCCACGGTACTTTTAATGGCATCTTTAACTTGAGAACCACTAATATCCGTCGAATACTCCCCTTTCTGGCTGGCGTTTCCGACATGGTAAGCAAAGGCGATATTTATGGCCCCCTGCCTTGCTTCCGGTCTGCCCGCAAATGCATTACCGGTGACGTTATCAAATTCGGTAATAAAGTCTTTTTTGGCTGCATTCCAATTTGCCATGTCACCTTTTTCGGTTTTAAGTTGCTCGTAACCTTGCAATACTTTATTAGTAGACTTTTGATCCGATAAAGAACCGGCTAATGCCGCTGTCGGTGCCTCGGGATATATTTGCTGCATCACCGCTTTATAATCACGGTCGTCCGGAATGGATTTTCTTAACTGCGCCAATACCGCCGCTTGCTCGCCTGTCGGTTTATCTTTCAGCGTACGGGTTAACGCCGCCACTTCCTGCGGCAATAGTATTTTATGGGGAACTTTAAAGCCGGTGTTTTGACTTAACGCGTCCAATGTTGCCGAACGGTTAGCGATCTGCTCAGCAAAACGGTCAGTAATGTCTTTCCCCTCCATAGCACTACCCACTGCGCTGAGCGTCGGACTGACCGCCATCATATCCAACGGCTGGACGGCTTCCCCTGTTCGGTTTTGGTTAAAGGTTAACGGGCTATCCATTAACTGCTTATTGCTTTTCTGTACAGCCGTATTCAACAACTGCAAGTTACGCCACTGCTTCATATCGCCGCCGCTGGCGGTTAAGTCAGCCGATAAAGCATTAACGTAATTTTGGGCGGCCAGTGGCCCTTGAGATATCACTTCCCTGATTTTCACTTGATTGGCTAACAGGTCTTTGACATCCGCCTCTACCACAGTCCCCTTGGTGGCGCTGATAAGGTTAACCTGCTGCTCCGCTGTAGTAGGCAGATCCATAGAAACCTGCCGCTCAAACTCGCTGAACGCTCTACCGGCTTTCGCCTCCCGACGCGCGGCGGCAACTTGAGCGCGGTTCTCTAACGTCACCTGATAGCTCATCGACTGATTAAGCAGTGCGTTGCGCCTTTCAGGGTCGAGTTTATCGAGGTAAAAACCTTTCTCTGAGGTCAGATCATTATTTAACGCCGACAATGCCCCGCCATTATTTCGCGCGGTCATTAGCCGTTGTTGCGCCTCGTTAAACCAGTTCTTATCCTGAAAGTTTTGTTTTACCCTGCCCCACTCCGCGCCGTAGGCAACCCGCCCTTGTTCGTCCAGTGAAGCTACCTGAGCATTAATTTTAGCAACATCAGCGCCGGGGTAGTTGGTCAGCTTCCCCCAGTTATCGAGCATATCGTCAACCGAATTTTTCATTTCCACTCGGCGGGCAGAGTTGGCATAACCGGCGACGGTCGATACCCCGCTGTTATCTAAGCGGGTCAGTCCCTTACCGAACGTCTCTAAGCCAACTTCGTCAAGCCCGTCAACCTTGGGTTTATCCAGCCTGGTGATAGCTTCGGTATAGGCTTT